TGAGATGTAAGGTGCCGACTCCGGTTAAGGAATAGACGCCAGACTGCGAAATAGATCTGAGGGCTTTCTTCAGGTCCGCATGGACTCCGGCTATCGAATATGAGCCAGTCTGTGAGGTCGATTTTAGGCCCCGTTTTTGAGAAATAGAGAATCCTGTTAGGGCATATATTCCGTAAGAAGTTTTTAAAGTATAATTAGTTACAGAACTACCAGGCCCTAGCCATAGCGAATCTAGGCCCCTAAAGCCGTTTAGGATCTTTGTTACAGAACTACCAGGCCCCTGCCACAGCGTTTCGTTGCCTCTAAAGCCGCCCACCATCTATTTTGCCTCCCCTACCACGCATATTTGCGACTGCTGTTGCAGTTGACTAGGCCTAGTAGTTCCTGGTTTTAGAAATCCCTTAAAAAAAAATTGGGATTTAGTTATTGAATCGTCATGATTTTGTTGTCCACAAAATCAACAGTAAACGATTCTCCAGGATTGAGAGTTATGCTTGATCCATAGTCCCAATATGCAATCAATGGGTCATTTGTGGCATCGTCATTATACAGCACCACATATCTAAATGGGCCTATGGTCTTTCCGGCTGCACACGTCCATGTTACATCGACTGCTGACACCGTTGCGGTTCCCGTGGTCTCTGACACCGTGTTTTGAACATCCGCCGGAAGGTAGCCGTTCTCTTGGTCCTCTGCCAGCCCCGCCAAATCTCCTTTCACGAGGTCATTCAATTGGTCGGGCGTGTTGTTGGTGAGATACACCTTCAGCGTCGCGCTGTGCAAGTTGTGGACTCCCTTAGCCAGATCTTCCACGAATTTATAAAATTTTACATAGTCTCCTGCTGCCATTTATTTCATCTCCGAATTTAGTTTTATCGTTTTCGCATTCATACGATACTCAGTTTTGCCGTTCTCGTTTTTTCCCTTTCTCATGCCTTTTTTCTGATTTTTAATTCTCATAACAGCCTCCTAAATTAATTATCGGGATCAATCGCGGTCACTGGATCGGCTTCTGAATTAGTTGTTAAAGTAGATGTCCACGATTCGGTTGTATCATTTTCTTTATATACCGTCTGCGTTGTTCCGGTATTTGACACCTTGTTTCTCAATTTCTGCAAAGCCGTTAATACACATCTGACGGTGCCTGTATATGAGACTTGCGAAAAATTGCGGGTCAAAATCGCGTCCGCCACTGCTGCTAATCCCGTGGCGCTCGGAGAGTCCACTATATCCATCTTTGAGCCTACAGCCGCCGGATTTGATGGCAGGTTGTCGGTCTTTGCTTTGATGGCGGTTGCTACTGAATAGCTATCTCCGGTTTGGTTTACAGATTCGAGCGTAAACACAGGTGAGGCTACATTGAAAAGTTTTTTGAAGCCCGCCGCTAGGTAGCCACTGGTCTCGGTCAATGCTGTGCCTAAAATTTGTACCAAGTTCGCTTTTATCACGCCAGAAGTGACATCTAACTGCCCCGTGCCCGTGCCTGGTGAAATGAGTACAGACGCTCCTATGTCCCTTCCTGTTTGTGACACATTTCCAATTAGTTTTGCATTCACATCTGGTGTGCCCGCCACTGTCGGTGTTAGCCAGTTGGTGCCTAGCAGTTGGGTAGCATCTACCTGCAAATAATCGGTATTAGACACCAGAGAGTCATATACCATCGCAGGAAGTACCAAGAAAGTTTCCCATACAGGTAATGCGCCGCTCTTGAAAATGATTATTTTCATTATTCCTAGAGTATTTGTATCAGTTGTGTCGAGCGGCACATCATATTCGCCCAATTCGTCATGCGTCGCACCCGCTGAATTATGACTCTGGGCATAATCGCCGCCGTTCTTGCTGATTCGGATATCTGCTTGAGCTATAGAAAGGCTCGTCTTTGCAGTTTTCCCGTCTGTATCATCAACAAACGGACCCGCTTTCCAGGTAAATGCTGTTGATTGCTTTAGGATAATCATAATTTATTGCCTCCGTATTCGATTAAAATAATTCATTTGCCTAACGCATCCTCCTGATGCCTGCCCTTCCTCAGTGCTTGGAGATGCCCACGCGGGTTCTGGATAAATATATTTGCGCACCCACACTTGATCCAAAAATCCGTTAATGTCTGCCCCGTCATCGCTCGTAAGTGCGCTCAGTCCATAAAACGAATCAGACGTGGACAAAGCCGTTCCATTTCCGTCTTTTAGGGTCGAAGTCCCTTTAGAATCTCCGTCAATCCACCATCTAAATAATCCGCTTTCGAGATCTAACGCCAGTTCTATTAGATACCATTGATCGGCATTACAATAAGTCTGGACTGGCAAATATTTCCATGATCCATCTGAGAAATCAAAATTCCCCCAATTTGTAATAAGCCCATATACCATGCTTTGGGTGGAGAATATTATCATGGGATAAAATGCGCCATCAAGCGCTGACTGCCGCAAATACATCCTGATTAAAATGCTCTTAGTGTTGGGAAGGTTGCCATATAGCATGCGATCGCCCCAAGTTGTGCCATAGGCGCCCTTAGCTGCATAGGTGCCTTCTTTTGCTAATACCGATTGAGCCGACCAATAAGAGCCCGCGGAATACCATTTAGTCAGGTCGCCGCTCTCAAAATCATCAAAGAATATGAATGTATTTGCGCCACTGGATGCGTCGCTATCTGATGCTTTGCCATAGTAGACATAGATATCTGTTTCGCCTGATGAAGCGATCGAATCAATTTCAACATGCCACGTACCATCTGTAGAATCATATTCTTCTCGGTAAAAATCTAGTAAAGTGCTACCATCTGCTTTTGTAAATCTGATATCATACGGCCAATTTAATGCGTGATTATTTAAATAAATCGTTCCGGCTGAATTGCTGCCAGATCCTTTAATTAAAGTTATTTTCTTCTGATAATTGGTTTGTGCACCTGCGCTGGTTGCAGATATGGGTATTTTCGCCCTGTATGCATAGCCTGTAAGCCAGTCTACCATATTATTATTTCCTGAAAAGCATTAATATAGCGGGCAGGATAATCCCGCCCGCTACTCTTGGTTTTCTGCTAGACCTGCCACTTCTTGTTTTTGGTTTAAATGCCATCGGTGCCAGACGGGTTGTACATGCCTGCTGATGCGTCTTTTATGGCAATCACATTTTCGAGCCAGACCTGCTGAATTAGCTCGTGATTTTTGTCTGTAAAGTATTGGTGAGAGTGCAGACCAAAATCGTTAGGCAACACCTGTCCGTTTTCCAGTTGGAACGACTCGGCTGGGCCGTATTCAGGGTTCCAGTCATAATAGATAGTCAACGGGCTCATGCCCGCATCCATGACAAGAATGTCGCCCTCGCTTAATCCGTGTCTCACAGAATGCAGGTTCGCATCCAACACAGGTATATAGATCTGTTTGGCGTTCGCGGGTGCTATTCCGTATAGCCTCTCCCTGGTGCCGATGTCCACATCAGCTTTCAAAAGGAATTTCAGAGCTTCTCTGAAATTATCCTTATGCACAAAGAAGTCTGTGGCCCGATATCCTACAGCAGCATCCTCAAAATCTGCTGCCAGTGATATCATATCGGTAATCGGGTTTGCGTTGCTCTCGCTCCATTTTACCACAGTGCGCGTTTTGAATGCGCCGCCGGACGGTGCCTTCTGGACGCCATCGCTGCTATCGATTATGGCATTGATTATTCTGGCGTTCTGCCACTCCCCGATCCAATTTGCCTGTCGCCTCAGAGTGCGGACAAGCACATCGAGATTTGTCCTGTAGCGCCTGGCCTGCTCAGATATGACGAATTCGAAGCCCCATTTAGCGAGATTGGCTTGCCCACTCGTGATTTTGCTTGCATTGATTCTCGCAAAATCAGCGCCAGACGTTAGCCTTCGCGGGAAGCGCTTTTTCGGGTCGTCGTCGGGCGTGTAAAGTTCCTTAGCCCACGAGACGCTATCCGCCCCATTCAGTCGTGTTTTTGGTGCAAAAGACAGCCACTCGAATGCGATCCCTAGCTGTTTCGCTATCAGACCCTCGAATGGCTCTTGCCTCAACAGGTAATCATTTTCAAGGATTGATTCAGAGTTATATCCCATTTTAGCTCACCCCAGTACAAGTTTCTGTAATCCGATGCCGACAAGCACATTTCCCGTTACGTCCGCCGTCGTTGATCCTGTCAGCCTGGTTAGTGGTACAAGCTGCGTGTCTTTGCCATCTCCAAATTCAAATCCGCCATTAGACACGTTGTAGATCAGTTTTGTAGGATCGGCAACAGGCAACTCATCGGGGCCTGTGTCGTTTGCAGGAATTGTTACTTCGATCTGGCCCATTCCGCACATCCCTACCATTTCGACAGTGGCTACCCGCAAAAATCCGCCAGAAATCATATCTGAGAGTTCTGTAATAGCAGTCGCGGGTATCTGCTTTTGTGCCTTTTCTATTTCGATAATGCGCCCGATGTATTTTGTGCCCGATTCACTCAAGGCCCTCAACATCGGTATTCCTCCAAGGGCGTCGTATGTTAGAGCCTCATCATCGAATAGCTCCACAAGGTCGCCCTCTTTGAGCGGCGCAGACCTTACGACTGCGGGTCTTGCATTTCCGTAATTGTCCTCTATCTGGCCTGGCGTAATGTCGCCTTCATACAAAAATGCGGTAAGTTTGGAGGTCGCCCAACGAGCGTCGCCCGCAACTGATCCGGTTAGTGCCATTTTTTATTCACTCCTTGATTTTAAATTGATATACCCGTCTCTTTTTTGATCCTTGCAGCGGCTTCGAGATATGTAATCTTACCCTTCTTTTTAATCTGCTGCAAGTTGATCTGTGTTTGACCGTGGGCCTCCGGCTGTGCTATTTCCTTCACAGCTATCTTATTTTCGGCCTTCGGTGCCTGGGTTTCAATAGCAGACTCCGCCGGTGCAGACGGCATCTGCGTAAGGTCTGCCACGATGCTCGCGAGGGAATTAATGGGCATCTCCATATATTTCTTCATGGAGTCCTCGGACAGATGAGGAAGTTTTGATTTCAGGGTGCCGGTCAACAGGTCGCGGGCGATCTGGTCCGCCACTTTGCCGGTCTGTGTGATCTCCGACATCTGGTTTATCAGGCCACCAAATACGGTTTCCAGCTCCGATTTTGCTTTTTCAATCACAGACGGGTCGGCAGTGGAGTTCCACTGGATGTTGATTTTTCCGTCCTGTGATTGCGATACTACAGGAAATTGATATTCGGTCTTGGCGCCGTTCGAAGGCACCGCCGACTCTTTGTTTTCCTGTTTAATGCTTTCATCTTCTGCCATTTTTGCATCACCTATCTCATTTAAATTTTTATTCTCTTTGTTGTTACAATGATCTTTAAATTCCTCTGATGAGGATTTAGGATTTTGAAATGCGTTCTCAGCATTCGTTTTATCAGTTTCAGGTTCTTTACTTTGTATATCGTTATCCCCCTCAGACGCCGATTGCGCCATGTTTGTTAGGAGATTTATTGCGCAGCCATCTTCAATCGTACACGCACCCAATGGAACTATGGCGATATGCGTATAATAAATTTTTGATGAGCGTGCCACATACTCCTTGTTTTTCCATATGCCCGACTCGTCTGTGGAATATTGAGAGAATCCGACAGAGACGCCAACCTTTTCGCCATTAATCAGTTTTTGAAAGAGTTCTGGCGGTATTCTCTTTTTCCACATCTCACAAATACAAGATATTTCGTAATCCAGAGACACATCCACAGAAATGACCTGCCCCATAGCGGTTTCAGGCCATCCAGGCTCACTGCCTTCTAATGGATGGTCCAGCAAAACATATTTTCCGAGTAAGGAGCCTGATGCTTGTTTTAGCACTTCACCAGTCTCTAAGAATCCGTTCCAGACGCCCTCTTTTATTACCACAGATTCACAAAAAAATCTGTCTGGGTCGCCGTTGGGATCAAGTGGCGAAGATTGAAAGATTTTTTCGACTAATTTTTCATGGAATTTCGATTTTGCCATATCCGCCGTTATGACAGATAGGCATCCAGTCCGCCCCTTTTTTCGGTTTTCCATGTTACCACCCTATATTTTATTACTCTTGAATATATACTTTGCCATTCTCCTAGCCCAAAATTGTAGCGCCTGTCAGATCTGAAAGTAATTTCTGTGCTATATTCTTTGCATCTAGTATTATCTTCGGGTTCGGGTTTTTTTCCGTTATTGCGCTCCATTTCACCACAAAATATTTTGGGGTCTCTTCATAGCCTATCACCCTGAAGTTCGAAGGAGATATTAACAGCTCTTTTGTGCCCGCCATAAAATTCTTTTCAGGGTTCAAAATTGCATCAGCCAACAGCCCGTGTGAGTCACTTGGAAGGAATATTTCAAGGATCACAGGCTTTTCTCCTTTTCCATAGCCGACAGCGTACTTCAGAGCGTCAGCCCTGGATTTGATGGTAGTTGACAGGATGGTTTGGTTTTTTATGGTTTTGCCGACCTGGAACGCCTGATCTGGCATTTTTTCGAGGATCTCATTATTGATCCCGCGCCAGGCTCTAACATCTTGATTTAGTTCGAATTTATCCAAAATCTGCGTTATCTGACGGGCCTTTTGGTCTGCTGCTTCAAGGGGATCTGTGATATGGCTTTCTGCTAATTGCTGATTCAGGCTGTTTCTTTCGGTGAACCAGTCATCTTTTAGCAGCCTGGTTTCGCCATCAGACAGGCCCACTAGCTGCGTGGTCTGGTCCTCAACCATATCATAAAATCGCGATGCGTCTACATCCTCATAATCAATTTTAGGATCTTCCTCTTCCGGTGCCCGCTCCTTCTGCTTTTCGGGATCAAAATATGCTACCGGACGGCAGCGGCAACGAGGATGCGCCGGTGGATAATCATCTTCAAAAGTAAAAATTTGTAAATGTAGTTCGCCGCATAATGTACAGGTGCGCTCATCGTCTGCTGCGATCCATTGCCACCCATCGCCGCCCACATTCTCTATTTCAGAGAGATATCCTGCATGCCGCACAGAATAAGGCACCACGTCGCCAATAAGCTGCGCATAAGATTTTGGGGTGAATGCGACAGGCCTTTTGCCTGGTCTCTGTATGATTATCGGCTCTTTAGATATCAGACTGGGGATCGTAGCCCTGAGCTTATCGGAGATTTCACGATAGTCTTTGCCCGCCGCCAATTCGTTCTCGACTATCGAATTTATTTTGTCCGCTAACGCATTGTTATAATCCCGTATCGGACTTAGTGTTCGCTCTAAGGCTTCGCGAAGGACTTCAACGTCGGCGCCTGTCGGTTCTGCGAATCGCCCCGCCGCTTCTGCTGCTTTCACAAAGCCTTCTCCATAAGCATGAGCCAGCACATCGGCTAGGCTGAGCCGCATATTGAAATTCAGGTCATCGATCGAAGCGCTCAAAAATGAAGGGATCACGGCGTCTATTCCACCGTCGTTTTTTCAGCTTTTTCAAGTTTGCCTGACAGCTCTTCGATGAAATATTGAAATGCGTCTAGTACTGCCGATTCTATTTGAGATTCAAAGAGCTTTTCGTCTTTCTTCAGATTTAATTTCTTCATGATCTTATCGATCGGTGAAAAGGATTCAACGGCAGACTGCGGCTTGAAGGCTTGGGCCAGGGTTTCTGGTAATGCAGGCTGAAGGGGTTTTAGCTGGTCGCCGCCCTCCACAGGCCCTAGGGCCTTGAAGCCATCTGGTCCATCACGCATGATTTCAAGGCATGAGTTACGAGTGATTATGCCGCCGTCATATAATATGCGGACGGCGTTCGCTAGGTTGCTTATTGCCGTGGCCTTCCCCTGCTCTACGCGGTTGGCGATCTCCTGAGATTCGAGGTCGTCACGATCGTATTCAATATAGAAGTTCTCCCAATCCTCAGAATTCGATGGCAGACCCCTCAATTCAAATTCCGCCTGAAGGAATTTCCTAATAGCAAACTCCAACGAGCGAATCAAGCCGCCGCCGTAGCTTGCTAAAAATTTGGCAGATATTTTTGAAGTAGCGTACGTCGAGCCCTCGTTGTAATTGAAAAGCTGTAGCGGCACGCCCATACCAGACGCGATGGCCCTATTCCATTCTTTGATTGAGTCCATGACTGCCATGTCCGGTGCCGCCGCGCCGCCCTTCTGCTCGAATTGGCATTTATCGGACAGCACCATGATTTCGTCCGGTTCGATCGGAAGCCTCTTACCATAGGTCGGGGACTCCTCATTTCGATCTATGTAATAAAGCTGGTTCTCGAAGTCGTGAAAGATTTTTTGAGCCTCATCGTTCGCCGCTTTGATTTTTTCCGTCATCGAACCAGGGTAGCGGTCCAAATTCATCACATCATCAAGCTGCAACGTCAAGAACCATCGCGGCATGCCGGTTCTCATCCAGCGCACATAATCAGTAATCAACGTGAGCTTGGCCTTCACATAGAATATAATAGAATCATAGACAGACTGCCCCCATATGCCGTAAGTCTGCCTGCCAAAAGAATCGATTATCTGTGAGCCTTCGCTATCCCACGCCACATGAATTACATCCCTCGCAGAAAGCACTATCTCACGGGCCTCTCCCTCCTCCGCGTCTGATTCTTCCTCATCAGACGCCTTTGTGATCACCCTATATGGGCGGTCTTTCCTGCTTTTGTATTCATTCAGCACAAAGTAATCGGCTGAATGGATCACAGCTTTGCGGTTTTGGTTTTGTAAGTAATCCTCATCGAGAATCGTCACTATGTCGGGCGGTATTATTTCGACAGAAATAATTTTGCCAGTAAGCTCGCTCCGATGCAGACGCAGAAAAGCGTTTCCGTGCCTGATCAGATCCTTTATGATCGCCCCGATGTTCACAGATAATTCGATCTCAGACAGCAGCCTATTCACATTTTCCAGAAATCCCGCCGTGGGGATATAGGATTCATCGGAATTATCCAGACGCGGACCAAGGTAAGATCGCTGTGCCATGAGCATGAGATAATTTCGCGCAATTAACACAGCGGGGTCTAAAGTTTCTAAGCGCCGGTAAAAAGCGAATCGGTCACTTGGGGTAGGAATATGCAAAATAAAATCGCGAATTTCCCGCGCGAGTTGTTCTTGGAGAGAAATAGTATTAGACGAAGCTGTAGGAGCTTTTTCATGATGCGCCACATTGATCATAGGACGCGAGGTAATAATTTTTTTGCTTGGCATAAAAGAATAATAATCAATCATCCTATTTGATTATTTTGATGCCAGACGGCTGGTTTTCTGGCGACAGCCCTGATGATCAGAAAAGAGATAGTTGCATGGAAGTATCTTCAGGGTATTAGACTGCTGACTGCGGGTTTTCCGGTCACAGCCCTGATGATCGGAGAAGAATGGGAAGGGCAAAGTGTTATTATTTAGAGAGAGTGATTAGTTTATTTAAACTATCAACTAATTTTAGGTTATCCGCCTAATCGCTGTATTTTTGCTATATTTCGCTATATTTTTCCTCTTCCTCAAAATAATCCATATCATAAAATTTGGCAACTTCACGCCAAATTTTTCGTTTTTAGAACCATCCTATTATTTTGGTCCAAAATAGTTGATAGTTTAAATAAACTAATTAGTCTCTTAAAATAATTATATTCTTCCTCCTGTCTGCGTGATAAGGTTTGACTAGGATATCTTCTTTCATTGAAGCTAAAAGCTGAGAGAATAGATCTTTTCTGAGATTCATTTTCTTTCTCGCTTCAGATTCTAGCATCTTCCCTCCATTTAGGACAAGCATCTTAATAAGGGTTTCGCGCCGTTCTTTTTCGCGTGCAGACGGCTTATTTTTCATCGCGTTAATTCGACTAAATAGAATTTCGATATTTTCAGTATTCTTATCCGTGTATCCCTGATGTTCATTGTATTTCATCTGAAATTCGGCCAATTTGCCTTCTATTTCATCTATCTTCTGTGCCAATTTTTGGTTTTCTTCTAGTAGCCGTTGGTTTTCAAGCCACAGACTAACTATTCCCTCGTCGTCTGAGGGAAAAGTATTTGACCTATTAGAGCCATTAGCCATATTGTAGCCTTCCTGGATTTAGGTGTATCCGTCCTGGTTTGGGTTTTTCCAGCCTGGATTTATACGTCCTAAATTTCGGGATCGTATACTAACACCTCGCCTGTTTGGGTCATATGTTGGGTGAAGCATCGGCGGCGGCCAGCTTTATGTTTCTGAGTCATAGGCTGACTGCCAATAATTTGGCCGGTCTCAATTATCGCGTTCATAGATCGGCCAAAAAATCTTATTTTCTCATGAATGTGATTTAGAAGAATGCGATTCAGAAGAAGTTTTGGGATTTTTGTTTTGCTCTGTTTTTTCGCGTTCATGGCCTATTTCTTTCTAGGTATTCCTAGTTAATTATTTCGTTTAATGCGCCACCAGAAGCCTAAAATATGATCACAGCATATTGGTTTTGATGAGGTTTTAAGGTGATTTTGAATGGACCCGCGCCGTGTTAGAATTGGGTATTATTGTCAGGTCAGAGACGATGGGTTTTTAGTAATTCGCGGCTCTGACCCCTTCTGGCTGACTCTCGAAAATGGGGTCTGGTGGTGGACGCCACAGGCAATCGAAAAGAAGATGAGTTTTAAAGAATGGGACGCCGTCATGAAGGATTGAGCCACAGCTAAACGAACTACTGCGCATATTTTTTGTATTAATCGTTATTCAAGCTTCACGGAAAAAATTAGGCTAATTGGCCCTGAAGTAGAAAAGAAGCCAAATTTGAGATTATACTGAGCCTTCCAAAATGGCCTAGAATGGGAGTGTTACTGGTCCGGCTTATAATCCTATGTGGATGAGCCGATTTACGCCAGGCTTTGTTTATCAGTCCATGGACGGATTTTGGGTTTTTAGAAAATAATTATACAAGATTTATCTCTGGGGAGCGGAGAGGGCGCAGCAGGAAGACCCCACCCTTCAGGGTGGGGATGAGAGCGAAGCCCTCCCTCCAATTATGCAAATCTTCGTTGGACGACTTAGTTTGTAATCATCTTCTAAAGGAGCATCGAGTGATCTTTCCCAAACTCTTCCTTTGTAGCCTTTGGTATAGCATTTGACTCTCGCTCTAAATTCCAGTAACTCACCACCTTTGAGATCAAGAGCAGCAAACCCTTTTGTTAGATTGAACCACAAATGATCTGTAACTTGTTTGCCGGTCCTGTCACACACATTTTTCAATAACACCGTTGGCACTGGTCCCTTGTAACCATTCTTCTCCCCAAATCGAACAAACGTTCCTGTAAAGACGGCTCTGATCTCTTCCATCTCTGCAAGTGCTTCTCTCATGGGAATCATGTGTATACAGTAAACTATTAATAGTTTTGTGATATACACACTGCTATGCTCTCACTGACCAATCGGATGAAGCTTAACAAGGGCCAATATCGGTTAGTGAAAGCTCTCTGCCAGTATTCCAAGAACCTATATAACCAGGGGCTCTATAATACCCGGCAAGAGTTCTTCCAGAATAATCGCTTTCTGCAATACCCCAAGAACTACCATCTCTGCAAGGCATCGGAGAACTATAAGAAGCTCCAGGCAGCCACGGCTCAACAGTCTTTGAAGTTTGTGGAGCGCGGCATGAGGTCATTCTTCGGGCTCCTCAAACTCTACAGAAACGGAGATCTGGATAGGCCCTCGCTGCCTCATTACCTTCCTAAAGACGGACTGTTCATGGTAGCGTTCCCCAAGAACGCTTTCAGCATCCGGGAAGGGATGGTTCGCCTGGGAGTCTCCAGAGCGATCTTAAAGGATTTCCCGGATGCCCACCGACAGCTAACCTTCAGGCTTCCTAAGCCACTTGAAGGCAAGAACATCCAGGAGATCCACATCATACCGATCTATGATGGCCTATACTTCAAGATCAAGTACTGCTATCAGGAAGAGAATGAGATTGTAGAGCTGGATGTCGATAAGTATCTCAGCATAGACCTTGGGCTGGATAACTTCGCAACTTTTGTGGATAACGCCACCGGGACTGCCACCATAATCGATGGCATGTATGTGAAATCTATCAACCAGTGGTATAACAAGAGGAACGCGGAGCTACAGAGCATTAAGGATAAGCAGGGGATTGAAGGGCCGACTGAAAGGCAGTATCGGCTTGCTTGGAGACGCGGCAACAAGATCAATGAGTTCATGAATAGGGCTGTGGACCATATCATCAAGCACTGTCTGGCTAACCGGATAGGAAATATCCTGATAGGGGAACTTGGCGGTATCAAGCAGAACATCAACCACGGCAGAAAGAACAACCAGGAGTTTGTGCAGATTCCCTATGGCAAGTTCAAGGCAAAGCTGGAATCGAAATGCCAGAGGTTCGGCATCAGGTATCAGCTCGTGGATGAAGCCTATACAAGTAGAACGGATGCTCTTGCTTTCGATGAGATCAAAGATCAACCGTATGGCAAGAAGCGAAGAGTCAAACGCGGGCTGTTCAAGAGCATTACAGGAACACTGATCAATGCCGATGTCAATGGATCTCTAAACATCCTTAGAAATGTAGCTGGTGACTCTCCTGCAAAGGAGATAATCAGTAGAGGCCTTGTCAACAGGCCGAAGAGGATTAAGCTGGCTTTCCAAGTCAGCCCAACTCTTGAATCAAATTAGACCAAGCCACGGCCTTCAGGCCGTGGTAGTTGACTTTAGTGTAATGTATTTTTTCCTTCGATCGGTTTTATTTGTGTTCAAAAGAAATGCGTCACTCACAGCCAAAAGCTCAGAAAAGCGATTTTTCTTTAACCCCATCCTTTTTCTCGCTTCAGACAGCCCGATTTTGCCGCCGTTATCTTCGATGAGCTTTTTAAGGAGTTCGATGCGGTTTGCCTGAAGCGCAGACGGCTTCTTTTTCAACTGATGGATTAGCTGCAATTGAATGAATTGGTTATCGGACAGCACATCAAGTTGGTTTTGCAGGGTCTTTAGCCTAGAATCAACAGCGGACTCCAGGCTCGCAAGCTGTAAGGATAATAGGCAATCTTCTTCTTCTTCTGCAATAATTGGCCGACAGCTTTTTATATTTTGGTCGTCAAATTGATCTTTGACCTCACTAGCGTTCATATATTCCTCCTGGAAAAGTGAGTTCTCAAAAAACCACAGAGGGTGATGAGACTATGGGCGCCCTCTGTGGTGCGCACTCCTTTTTCTTCCTGGTAAAAAATAGCCTTGTAATTCATGGTATTTAGAGTTTTCAATCAATCCACTGGATGTGATAATTGTAATCCTCGTCGTCAAATTTGGTCACAAGGCTCTCCCTGGCCATATTCCTGAATGCCCGATACAGGTTATCGTTTTTCACCCCCTTTTCGCCGCATTCATGATACACCGTGGGGCGCAGGGGCAGCGGAGACCAAGGTCTTCAGACCTTGGAGGAGCGTGCCCCGCCAGGATAGTCTAGTCAGAATTTCGATGTCTTCCAACTTAGCTCTCTGAGTCAATCTTTTTCCTGTAGCTATACTATGAAGCGAAACCCTGCTTTTCAGAGTTCCGCCTATATAAGTCAGACCGTATTTGACATGCCTGACCAAAGTTCCTCTAGATAGTCCCATAGATCTTGTTCCTCCATATGGCCTTCTGATGCCGTTCTTGCCAGGCTCGAATCTGTGCAACTGTCTCCGGTGCAACCTAATTGGTGCCCAATAGAACAGTCCTGACCAGGTTGGCTTCAAAGCCCCCGTTATGCTGGCAGCCATGGCCCAGGCATCTACTGCATGTGAGCTGAACGACTTCTTATTTTTTTGAGAAGTCTTTTTGAGGCCAAATTTATCTCTAAGTTCTTTGGTCTCGTAGCCGTGTCGGAGATGCAAATTGATCCCTAACTTCTCGATTTCTCTGTAGAGCCATTGTTTCCCTTGCTCGATAGGTGAGAAATTTGAGTTCCACTTAAGGCATCCTTTCTTAGTTACTGCCTGAACATCCTCAATAACTACATCGGATATGGGCAGGATCTTGATCAATTGCTTAAGTATCCTTAGCTTTGCATTCCATCTAGCATGAGTTGATGGCGGCAGGGCGTCCTTGTTCCTGAGCCGATTATTGAACCTGGCTTCTCTTCTCCAAAGATTTCTATGCCTTCTAGCTCTACGCATATTCCTTTTGACTTCCACAGCGTCCTTGACATGGGTTATGGCTTCGGACATGCCGTTAAGGATAGTCGTTTTTGTGCCTACTACCGACCAGCCTTCCCATTTCGAGCCAGGGTCTATGCCTGCTGCTATAGTTTGGTTATCAGGTTCTATTTCCTTCTTCAGTATAATGCAGAAGATGCCAAGCTTATTCCAGTAAGCGGATGCTTTGCCTTCTTTCAAGAGCTGCCTCACTCTGGCCGGGCTAGTCGGCATCAGTGGCTTTTTTCTTGAATCTAATACAGGTACTTGCATATTATGCACTCCTGATCGAATCAGGGTAAGATTTCCCTTCGAGGTTGCATTGCAGGCTTAGTCTTTCGACGTCCAGTTCGGCGTGCTGAGAGGCGGTCCAAACTAGGGAAGTATTTGGACGCTCTTGTAGCCCGTAATGCTTCTGCAATTTCTTGCCCTCTAGTCTAACTATTGCTATGCTTTAGCCGTTCAGCATGCCCACGACTTTAGTCGTGGGTAGTTGACCGATCCACTGCCCGATTTTTTCCATATCAAACAGCCATTCGATCGGCACAAAAATAAAGGCTGTTTCTGGCGGATAAAATTCTACAAATTTTTTAAACACCTCCTGAAAAGATCCGATTTTTGCAGGGTAGGGGCAATCTTTTGACTGCCCGACACCGCAATATTCCAGATAATCCGGTGCAAAAAAAACGCCACACGCGGCATTCAGGGTATATAGATCAAGATAGTTTACTCGTTCGAAGGCATCCAGTGCCTCATAGGGATTTAGGATCAGGTATATGTCCTTCATGGTCGCTCACTCCTGTTTTTCTCCTTCCTGCCATTTAGTGCCTTTCATGTTGGCGCCTTCGATTATGGCATTCTGCAGGTTTGCGCCCGTTAGATCGGCATCCAACAGGTTTGCGTTGGTCAGATCTGCACCCGCCAAATTCGCATTCTTGAGGTCTGCGTTCACTAGGAGTGCGCCCCTGAAGGTCGCATTTTCCAGATCGGCTTTTGCGAATCTGACGCCTGTTAGGTCCGCAAAATCGAATGTGGACCCCCTGAAATGAGATTCGGGTGCAAATGCCCTGACCAGGGTCGCTTCGCTGAAATTTGTGCCCTGGCCTTTTGCCTTGAAAAGGTGCGCCTCATACAGGTTTGCGCGTGTCAGGTCCGCTTTATCGAGCACGCACTCCCCTGCGTTAGTCTCTTGCAGTGATGCATTCCACAGGCTCGCGCCTGTCAAATTCGCTCTATAAAGGGTAGCGAATCTCATATCGGCTTCAAACAGGCTTGCTCTTAGGAAGTTTGTTTGTTCTGCTGTTACTTCTCTCAGATCGGCCCCAGACAGGTTGGCATCGGCCAAGTTTGCTAACTCAAGGTCTGCGTCATAGAGTGTTGCATGAGAAAGATGCGCCCCCTCTAAATCAGCATGAGACAGGATCGCTTCTTCGAGGTCCGCATAATCGAGGTTTGCATGAGACAGGTCGGATTTGAAAAAGTCTGCGTCTTTCAGAAGAGCGTTAACCAGAACCGCATGCGACAGCTTTGCGTTTGTGATATCAGCAAACCGCAGGTCCGCTCCGGTCAGGTCCGCTCCTCCCAAATCTGCGCCGTGCAGGTTTGCGCTTTTCAAGTCCGCCTCCTGAAGAAGTTTAATATCCCACTTGGGGATCGGGTTTTTTTCCAGGTATTCGGCTACCCGCCTGGATGCAGACGGCGTTAATTCCAGGGTGCCAAATTCGGATGCAAACACCATCCCTGTAGCCAGAGCTACAGCCCTGCTCTGTGGGTCTGGCGCGTCCACCCGAAATCGGTTTGGATAAAGCAATTCCAGACGGGCGTAATAGTCTTGCTTCAAAATCGGTACATAGCGCTTTAACAAAAGATCATGCGACCCATTCAGCGGGTCGCAAAAAATATGATCGGAAGATATGATCATTGCAATTCCCTGACACATTTCCGCTCACTCCTGTTTCTCCTGGTTTTCGTCTGGAAGGGTCCACTCCAAGGGGAAGCCCGCGTCCCTCCACGCCGCTAACAGCGCCTTTATATTTAGGGCGTAGGCGATCCACGCGTTAAGGATCTCACCCGTCTCTGTATTTTTTGTGGCGTCCACTTCCACTCTTGGTTCTGCGAACCGATTGAGGCTTCCATCCTTCACAGCTACGTTTATTTTGTTTATGTCTGCGAAGTGGCCGCTATCTCTGGCGGTCTCTTCCTTCAAGGCAATGAATGGGTCTTGCTTCAATGCGACTGACACCCCCTGAATGCGATCTAGGGGAAGTTCTACACCCAGCGCATCGCGAATTTTTTTTACTCCATCCAGTCCAATTTGGGCGCTGTGGATCTCCACAGCATATCCATTTAAACTCCGGAATTCTACCTCAAATCTCATTTTTTTTCACTCATTTTTTTCCTTTTTTCTTCTTTTTCCCTTCTTTCCCTTCAATCGCTTTTCCCGTTCTTTTCGATATCCCACTCCAAGGGGAAGCCCGCGGCCTCCCATTCGCTGACTATCGCTCCTTTGTCCAATACCCAGATACATTTCGCGGACATTACTTCGCCTGTATCCGGTTTTCTCTCAATTATCGGAAATAGCTTGAAGAATCGCCTCATGCCGTCCGAGTTCGACACCATGATTTTTACGATCCCTCTTTCTGCGAAGTGCCCGCTCTTTCTCGCGATATCTTCGTCAACTACCCACGACTGAAGTCGTGGGCTTGTAGCTAGTGATTAGTTAGCCCGCTACGATTGGCTGGTTGACGGCAGCCTGCTACGGTCAGATCTACTGAAGGTAGCGATGTTCCTGGATGCATTTAAGTCTGCGTCGATCTGGAAGCCACAGCTTTTGCATTTGAAGGTTCTACCATTGCGGTTTTCCTTTTTCTGAAACCCACATTTGGAGCAAGTGCGAGAAGTATATCTTGGATCTATGGCAACTACTTTCTTCCCGATAGCAGCGGCTTTGTATTCTACGATGCTTCGCAGTTCTGCAAAGCTCCATTTCCCAAGTTTCTTATTCTTCTTGCCGTCCCTGATATGGGTTAGATCTTCCAGAGCGATTACGTCAAATGGTTTTGATAGTATCCAGTTTGCGATTTGATGATTTGAGTCCTTGATGAACCGTCTCTCTCGGCCCGATAGCTCTTGCAGCTTTCTTTTAGCGGATCGAGTGCCTATGGACTGAAGTTTTGATCTCAAATATTGATATTTGCCTTTTACGGCTTTGACTGGGCCAGATTTCCAGAATGTATTATCGCTACATACGGCAATGTTATTGATTCCAAGATCTACTCCAACCCTCTTATCTCCAATGGTTGTCTCTGGATCCGGTTGCTCTACTTGAACATTAAGATAGCAAGCATTCTTGGTTATCCTCAACTGAGCATTCATGACTTTCCAGGTAGCATATTTCTTGTAGTATTCAGCTAACTTGAAGTCGTACCTCAGTCTACCGAAAGCAGTAGTGAGCTTGCAGTAACCAGATTCTAAGAACACCTTCATGGTTCTAACGTCAAATCGCACGGCACCAAAAGGATGCTTGAAGGGCTTAGTCTCAAACTTGAGCCTCTTGAGCATATCACTGGCCTGATCCCTTGCCGTTTGGATGAGTGCGGAGGGTAGTGTAGGATATTTCTCTCGGAGGTCTTTGTATGTCGCCTTGTTGAGTCTGGTCTTGTTGTAATCATGTGCCGCAAAGCCGTAGTCTATGACATCCTGACAGGCGGCATTCCAAAGCCGGACCGTTTGGATGAGTTCGTTAGACCTATCGAGCTTTATCTTAATGGTGCGGTACATGTTAATAGATAGTTAATACCTTTATTAGATTTATAGTTTTCGGTAGTTATACAAGGGGTACGATTCATCCCACGGTTAAAACCGTGGGTTTTCTCTACCCCTTGACCCCGTTCTTCATAATCCTAAAGGTGCTGTGGGGTTTGTAACGGGCGATTAGCTCACGCCCGCATCTCGTACAGAATCCCTGCGATTCTTCTTTCTTTTCTGGCATCTATTCCGCCTCCAAAAAATTTTTACGCAGGCTTTTATCAGCCTCTTTGAGACGCTGGATAATGTTTTCTGCGTCGTCGCCTACTATGGATATTTCCCACCCATAGCCGCCCTTCTGCCCTCTTTCGATTTTAATTTTCACTGGGTCGGGCGTCGGCTGGTTTACGTGGATATGTTCTATTCGCTCTGTCATCTTCTAATCCTCCATTTTCGTTATGCAGCACTCGCACATCCCTGCGTATCTGCGATATAGCAGGTATGAGATCGCCCCAATAATCAGACAGGCGATCATATAGCCGATTACAAACGCAATCATATTGTTCATGGATAGGTCACCGTGCCTTTAGGAGTGACATCAGACGAATCGTTCCATACCAAGGGAAATCCCGCCGCCTCCCACGCGGCAATTGCCGCCGCTGCGTCAAATTGGTTTTCGCATTTAGCAGACAGGATACAGCCTTCTTTTTCATCGCGAGTAATCATTGTAGTGGTCTTATGGAACCTGTTTAGCGCCCCGTGGCAGACTGTCACCGTTAATGTATTTTTGTGGCGGAAATGCGGGCACCGCCTAGCGGTTTCTTCGTCAACTTCTACTTCGGGATTCATGGCTTTTCCGCCAATTATCCCGCTAATTTTTTTTAGAGGCAGGTTACAGCCTGCCTCCTTCCTTATTTCGTCAAGCAATACCGTTCCGACTTCAGACGCGCAAGTCGTAAATGCATATTGTCCATATGCGGGCGTCGCAAATCTCACAGTGAATTTCATTTAAATCTTCTCCTTATTTCTCCTATATCTTTCTGGTAAATCTCCCGTGTCGGCTAGGGCTTTTATTACCCAATGCGGCATGCCCTTGCTCTCTAACTCGTGTATTTTCCACTGTCCCTCGTTGTATCTCTCTAAGAATACAATTGCGTTCGTTATTTCTCCATTCTGATAAGAGACTAGCCACATCTGCCCTGCCCAGGGCAATTCAATGGCGATAACTGACCCTGGGTGCTGTTCGAGCCATTTGTCCCACAGGTCCGCATCCACGCGATGATCTGTGGCTGTTTTCGATGCTACTTTTTCGTGATCGGTCGATGTGCTTATCCACATCGTGCCAATCCACCTATGGGCTAAAAATGTTTTAGCCTCTCCTGGTGCGGGTTCTTCTCGCACAGGCCTGCAAATGTCCTGATTCATTTTCAACACCATACTCCCTATCTCTTTATTTCGGCCACAAATTCATAGTTTATGTTTGCGGCTTCTATTTCATCCTTGCGGCTTCTATTTCATCCAGCCACCGCCGAATTCGGGCAAATTTTGTTGCCATGAATTGACTGGCGGTTTTTTCGTCGGCTATATTTTCAAGCCCAGACGCCAAGAACGCGGTGAATTGGCGAAGATTTGTAATTCGCCATCAGACTCGGCAATCTCCACAAGATTTCGCGTTGCCCGATTTATTTTAAGCATAATATTATCATATTCGTTTTGCATCTTTTCCCCTAGGGGATCAGTGCAAATTGCATAACTGGGCTCTGGCGGCGTGTAGCGGTCACCAGGGTAGCCCTCATCGATCGATGCCCACCGGCAATCAAAGCAAGTCCTATTTCTCATGATCAGACGCCCCCTTTTGGTCGAACATCGGACAATATCTGGCAAAATCAAAGCGATTCGTAAGGTCATATGCGATTTTTGATCTAATTTCGAATGTCAGATTTTTAGCGTCTTTTGGGTCACAGTTTCTAAGTTCTAAGCAATTTGCCCAAACAGCTTTCAGGATGTGACTATTGATATTTACCAAAAGCGTTTCGAACTCATACGCCAGTTTTCCTGCCAAGGGGTCCATGCAGTAACAGACATCGGGATCGTCAGGATATCCAGGATCTCCATTGGGCAGAGTGTGACATCCTGGTATTCCCAATTCTATTTCTGCCCACTGGCAATCGAAGCAGGATCTATTTTTCATGATCAGACACCCCTTTTGATCAGACGCCTCTTTTTTTAAACACTATTTTTTTCTTAGGCGTCTCATTTCCACCATTCAAATAATGAACTCTACACGCCGCATCCTCTGGGTTGTCATAATCGCTTTCAGACACCCATTTACCGTTCGGGCTGTAAAATCCGACTGTCCACAGGCTCTTTTCTGTTCGCATATATACATACATTTTTGTTTCACTCCTTTTGAAAAGTTAAAAAAAAATGGTCTCTCACCCCGTAATTTTTCGCAGGGTGAGACAGTTCCATTCTTTCCACCCGCTCTTCGCGGTGTATTCCTTGTGGTCCACCACTATCGAATATTCGTAGGGGTGGTCTGTGTCGAAGGGAGGCTGTAGGGCTTCACCCAGCTCTCCTACTTGGGCTTTTTTAGCCTTTTGGAGCTTTTCGATCACTGCCAATACATGGTATTCGCGCCAAATTGGGCAAGCGACACCTTCTTGCTTCATGAGAATGGTCATCATGGTTTTTGTCACTCCTTCTTTTTCCTTAAGTTTCAGTAATAGCATATAGGCGCTCACCGAATAAATAGTTATCGATGGCACTGGCTATCGATCACAGCATATCGAAAAGGCCATGATCCATAGCTATACTGATTACTCCGCATATTTTTTGTATTAATCGTTATTCAAGTTTCACGGAAAAAAATTAGGCAAATTGGCCTTGAAGTGGAAAAAGCCCTAAAAGAGAATATATACATGGGTCTCTGGACAGGCCCAGGATACGAGTGTTACTGGCCCTGCTTATGATTCTATGTGGATGAGCCGATTTACTCCAGGATTGATTTATCGGCCCTTAGACAGATTTTGCTATTTTTTGGAAAAGTGTGGCATGTTAAGGAGGGTAATCTGACTATTTAAAAGAGTTTTCGGGCCTAGATAAGCAGTCTAAGCCATTTTTTCATGAAAATAAGTCCTATTAAGCGTTTTTGACTTAAGAAAATATAAAGCTGCATTATTCAGTATTCGCAGATTAACACCACACTGGCGCCCTGTGCTTGCTGATAGCGAAAATGAAATGGGGAAGATCGATTCAGCCATTATAGACGGCCAAAATCGTGATTAGGCTAATTAAAAAGGTTATTTCACTGAATTGGGTATTTTCTAGCGCCTTCCAGTCCCGATATATCGAATTATTCCCGTATTTCCCGTTTCAGTGCTTCTTAAGCTGCCCCACGTCCTCTGTATGTAATTAATAGCCATCGTGGTCATATCTACCTGATCATCTTTCACAGTATTTGAAGAAGGTGAGCCGTCGAAGGTCAGTAACTCGCGAATATAATTATGTGTCCAAGTATCGCGCCTGACCCACACGTTCCCGCTCTGGAAATATGGGGTTACAGCTTGCGCCCTAGCAAGCTTGCTCTCACGAGGGATTATAGGGATTATGCCGCCGACATCGCGGTACAGCGTGTCGATAATCGCCCGCCCGTTCGCGCCCTCTTCGATGAGTTTTGCAGACACAGACGGGTAAGCGCTTAGCAATTGCTTGATCGCCTCCACAGTTTGCGGAAAAGATAATCGCTCTCTGACAACATGATCAAGATACATATTGGGCAGCTTCACGGCCCAAATTCCGATCGCCACATAGTCGCTGTTATCGGAATTTTTATATGAAGCGTCAACAGACATGACCCATGTATCGGGATTCGTTGGCAGACGCCCCTCATAATAGCGATTATCTAGCCAACTGCGCTGAAAGATCGCGCCAGATTTCGATATCGGACGCTGTTGATATTGAGATTCGAATACAAACATGTCCCTTTTCTTTTCTGCGATCTGTTCCAGGCCTTCGCGACCAGGCCACAGCAATTCGCCCTCTTTGTATTCATGAATGAGCTTACCTGTTAGCGGTGACCGGATTTCTTCGGTCATTTCGCATACTAACGGAAGCCTAATTAATGTCCATCCATTTTTTACAATTTTGTGGCCGATGTAATCTTCAGGCCCCAAATCCATAAGAAAGCCAGTCAAATCATTTTGATTTAATCGCTGCTGGACGAGCACTATCGAGCCGCGTTTTTTGTCATCCAGCCTAGGCAGAAAGGTATTAAAGAACCAGCTATTCACATGCTCTCGCATACTATCGGAAATGGCCTCTAGCGGATTCGTCGGGTCATCGATGACAAGCCGATTGCCGCCCATGCCTGTTATGGTGCCCCACGTCGAAGTCGAGAACATCATGCCGCCGCGCGAATTCATGTAATCGGCCTGGCGGTTGTAGTCGGTTTTGAGGGTATATACCCCACCCCATCGCGATTGATACCAGTCCGAATTAATCAAGTCGCGACGCTTGATTGACATGTAGTTGGACAACAGCGCCGCATAACTGGCGAATAGCCATCTCTGTTGTGGCCTTGTAATCCACTCCCAGACAGGCCAAATAATTGACACTAAAGAGCTTTTGCTATATCGCGGCGGGATATTGATTATCAGACGCCTGATATCCCCGCGTGTCACAGCCATCAGATAATCACAGATCAATTCTATATGCCAATTATCCAGAAATGGCACAGGATCAAGTATTTTCCATGCGTGCTTACTGAATCTGTGTAAGTCCTTTTCCATCGCGTTTTTCACTGAAGCCTCAAAAGATAGATAAAGTTCAAGCTCCTTCTGAAAGCTCATTTTGCCGACAGGTTTTTTTAACTGATATGCCATTTTTGGGGCTTCAGTTTTTGCAGTCATCGAAAATACTCCACGGCTTTTCGCTATTCCGATCCCAAAAAATGAAAGTTAGGGCTACTGGCTTTCATTTTTTGCCGTTTCTGTCCCTTCTGCTTCTTTTTTGGCTTCTTCGAGTGCTTCAGATTCGATCTCTAACACCTCTTTAGCGAGGTCTATCAGACGAGCCTTTCTTTCTTCTGCGTCCAGATGATAAAATTCGATCGGCCCATTACGCGGACCGCTGATTTCGGTTTTGGTATTTTCCGAAGTCCAACGGATCTCTCCCTTTGTTTCATCTGCGTTTTTCGTATTATTGATGAGCCACAGCTTGATAGCCGATACATCGCCTTGTATCGCTTTTGCATACAATGAGTCGGCCACTTGCTGTGTCGCCACCTGTTGTGCCCACCGGAATTTTTTGGCAGCTTTCGCGTGTGTACGCTCGTATTTTAGCACGCTATGTAGTGAAATCCCCATGATGGCTGCTGCACTCGATTTTGAGTGACCCATAAGCAAAAGATTGATATATTGTTCTGCTTTTTCTGGCCCAAATTCGTATTTATACACACTCTTTACTTTGTTAGCAAATTTAGGATGATTCTTGGCATATGTGCTTATGATGGCCGAATTTAGGCCCACGAGCTTTGCCGCATCTCTTTTTGTTTTCCCTTGCGACAGGTATTCGAGATACATTGCCCGAAGTTTTGGAGTGAATTTTGTCTTTTTCAATATCTGACGCTTTATTTCTCCAGTCTCGGTCACTATTGCCGTTTTGGGGTGCTGTATTTTCTTTTCTGGCATATTCTTCATGCCTCGCCACTATTTGTTTGTATAGCTGGTTCGCCCTGGTCCACAGGCTTCAGGATGTCCGAAAGTTCTTTACGCAGTTTTGCGGCGCCTTCCTCTTCCGGTTCACGGATATTAAATATTTTGTGAAGTAGGTCTGTGATCCCTTTTTCGATCACATCCGCAAAAGCCCTGGCCTTCTTCTTTTCTTTTACAGGTATTCGCAAAAGCGCTATGGGGGTGTCCTTTACAATTATGAAGCTCACAAGTTCGTCTTTTTCTTCATAGACGATCGGTGCCAAAAGCTTGCTAATTTCAAGTGCTAACTGGTTCACCCTAGCCGCGCGTTTTGCCTCATCCTGCGCCTTCTTAATATCTTCGATCTCCACTGCCGGAAATAGCATTTTCTGAGGGAGTTTGAAAAGATCAATTTTCGTAGGATCAAGGTTATTTTCTTTTACGATCCTCACGAGCTTATTTTTTCTCATATCTCCCTTTATCAGATTGAAATTGTTTACTGTGTTAAATTCCTCTTCGGGATCTAACGGCGTGTCCAGCACCACAGCATAAATCTTACTCCCTCCTAGGCTTGAAAATGCATCCTTCCGGTGTTTGCCAGAAAGCACGCTGTAACGGCCATCTGGTTTTCGCTTAAGGACAGGTATTTCTACCAGTCCAAATTTTTTGATATTTTCTTGCAGCTTTTCAAAAGTTGCTGTGTCTTGCTCGTTCGCACTGTAAGGATTATCATCAATTAAAGAAATATCGACAAGCTGAGGCTCAATGAGCTTAGGGGCTTGTGTTGGGTTCACGACTCGCGGTTTTTCGTCATCGTCCAATTCTATATCCTGATCAATCCCTATATCCTGGTCCATCTCTTTATCACCAATCTCTTTTTTTAATTTTCGATGCTATATTTACG